TAACCGAGCTGCAAAACACACTGCAGAGCTCGTCTCCTTAACCAACACTAAAAAGATCATTTATGAGAAGAAATTGAAGGACGTGTTCGTAGAACTCGAGCACGACATGCTTTACCTGCTTCGTAATATTACGGTAATACCTCGTGATTTGCGACAGGCATACAACGAGCTCAATAAACAATACCAGGAGCTCAAGCGACGCCTCATTTCAACATGGCAGTCTGATCCGATTCGGTGTGATCCATTTCACGTGAGTGTTTATGGTGAAACCGCTATCGGAAAGAGCATGCTTTCAAATTACCTCATAGAGTGTATGGCAGGAAGTCAACACAATGACCAGGAGAACATTAGTTACCAACGCACTCAAGGAATGGAGTTTTGGGATAATTATGCTGGCCAAGAGTTTTTGTATATCGACGATGTAGACGCTATTAACGAACAAGAGCGTTCAGAGGAAATGATCAAGCTTAAGGCCAACGTACCCTTTATTCTGGCTATGGCATCGCTGGAAACTAAGGGAATGTACTTCATGAGCAGGGGTATAGTGTCAACAACTAACACTCCCTACCCCAAGAATGCAGTCCAACATAACGACGCTTATTTGCGACGTAGAGACTTGCTTTGTGAAGTGCGATGGGTTGAGGGAAAAGGACGGAATCGTGCTATGGATCATATCCAAGGCAGATTTGTTGACCCTTGCAACCCCACAGGATCCAAAACTGAGTGGATGAGTGTTACACAGCTCGCTGCTTTTATGATCATTAGATACAGCGAGCACCTTGTGAATCAGAATCAGCTAATGGCTGGCGAATTGAAAAGAATTGAAGAGCGTAAAGTTTATGATTATTCTAATGCGCCTGAGACCGCGCTTCAGTTCGCTATTGGAAAGCTGAATGATCGCTTGGATTGGGCCCACCGAGCTAAGGAGAATGTTGTATTCATGACTGATCCTAAACTCAATGAGGTTGAAAAGCAAATGACGGCTGAAGACACTGATTCCGAAGAACAAGGAGATAACGCCGGCACACGCTATGACTGGCGTGATGACGAGAGACAAAGACAGAACGCTCAACGACAATATGGAGAGGAGAACATTATACTCGACAATCCGTTAGGACCATTACCTACTGACATTAAGGTTGGTCAAGTTTGGGACTCTACGAAGCGTCACTGGAACGAGAAAATCAATCCAGATGAGGCAGTCCTTCACACTTTGGCGGGAGAAATTAGCGGGCTTACACACCAATTGAGAGCTGGCTATTTCTCTACTGGTCTCAGGGCTTACAATACCAACATGGTCGGCCCAAAAGATGTCAATACTGCGATTGCAGTGGAGGCATATCGGATCGGAACAGAAGCTGCACTTACACCGTGGCTAGTGGTTAAGCGTATTCTGTATGAAGTGAACCTCAAAGTTGCACAGTTTATGAAGGCTACTTACGACAGGATGAAGATCGTCGTGCAAGAGATATTTGGCGGAAACTTGTCCATCATTATCCGGCTCTGCGTTTACGCTGCAGTCGGTTATTCTGCCTGGTATATCATGAAGGGAACCTGGACATCATGGACCCTTGGCCTCCATAAACCACCAGAGAAGAGTATTCGCTCCCATGGCTCCTGTAAGGTCAACAAGGAGTCGGAGGTTATTCCTGTTCAAGATTATCGGCACCTGGATGTACCGGATGATGGTGACGTTTACGAACATTGTCACCAGTGTGAAAAGTGTGAAATGTATTTTATGCATAAGCACAAACAGCACAATGCACCAAAAGGAAAATATCCCAATGTGTGTAATACATGCCGGACTAAGCTTAAGGAGTCAATAATCAGGGCATCTAAGAACGGTGATGAAATCCCTTTGTATCCTAATGATGAGTCACGAGTTGACTCGGTTGCCTCGGTTCAACAGGAGGGCACTTCAGGGTACAGGAGCGTTGAAATTAGGAAACACCAAAAACCAAAAATTGGAAAGGAAAGCTCGGAACCAACGATTGAGGAAGTTGATTGGGACGCTGAAGCCAGAAAATCGGCTAAAGGACCTGAGAACATACATAAGGCGCCTGCTCTCCAGATTGACAACGTCGAGAAGCACGGGACATCTGACCCAAGTAGTCTCGCTGTGGCAGAGTTAGTCAAAAAGAATATGGTGACGGTGTGGTGCGGTAATAGAAGCGTGGGCGGCCTGGGAATCCGCGGCTTCGAAATGCTGTGCCCGACACATGTTTTTGGGGAAGTCTTTAATCAGCGAGTTTGGGTTTTCCAAATCATTCGTGAAGGTCACTATTACACCATGACCTGCGAAAAGAAAAATGTCCATCTCTACACGTCACCACTAAATGATCACTATCAGGACATTTGTAGAGTTGACCTTCGGGACAATAGATGTTTTAATTCATTCAAGGACATCTCTGGACACATTGCTGATATGAAGGACTTGAACACCGCTCTGTACGGAGCAGGGTCACTCATTACGCGAAAGAATACCCAAATCACGGAATTTAACACTACCCACCTCAAGAAATTGGATATGGTCAAAAATCTTACGGATAGTTGTGACGAAGCTGAGAAGGATTTTGTCATGGATTACACCTGGAAATATGACATGGATTCGAAGAAAGGAGACTGTGGAGGAGTTTTGCTGGCAGTCAACACCCACGTGCACCACAAGATCATTGGAATGCACGTTGCTGGCTCAAAGTCTAAATCAATAGGGTACGCGATGGTTTTGTTTAGAGAGTACCTTGGCGATTTGAGCCAACCAGCTACACAGGTAGTTCCCGTTGAGAAGCAATTCTTGAAACGGGAAATCAACCTTCCGGCTGAGGAATTTAATTCTAAAGTTGAGAAGGGTGAGGAGAAAGCGCTTCGGTTACGATTTGAGGGAAAGATCACGATCATTGGAGAGCTTAAGGATCAGTATGCCATCAACACTGGTTCTAAATCAAAAATCAAACAATCTGCGTGTTTCGATCAGTTATTTAAGCACAAGGAGGAACCGGCAGTATTGTCACGACACGATGCTCGGTTTAAAGGGGATGTCTGGCAAACCAACGCCAGCAAATTCGGGTTTCCTAGTGAGGTGCGACCATTGCGCCTTCGTAAAATATCTCGTCGCTACAAATTGAAACAACTTATGAAGCGATGTAGACAGTGGCACGGACCAATACGAACATTCACATTGGACGAAGCCATTAATGGAATACCTGGGATTTCTGAGCCCCTTAACATGGATTCGTCCCCTGGGTGGCCCTATATTTGTGAGCGAGGGCGCTCATCTGGAAAACGACACCTTTTCGAGCTCTACGGAACTCGAGATGACGGATCCAAACTGTGGAAACCAAATGCACAGTTACAAAAAGATTTGGATGACATCTGAGAAGGCTTGAAAATTGGCGAAATTAGAAACAACTATTACGCGGATTGGCTTAAGGATGAGTTACGGCCGGTTGAGAAAATCAGAATCGGCAAAACGCGTGTTTTCAATGTGTGCAATGTTGCTTGGCTCATTACCCTCACTAGACTGTACGGCGCGATCCTTGCAGTGATAGGAGATAGTGAGTTCGAGCTCGGAAACGCACTTGGCTTCGATATGCACGGGTCAGATCCTCGCGATCTGATGCTGTATCTCGGAGTGGCGGGACCGTTCATGTTTGACCATGATGTGGAAAAATGGGACGCAAAAGCCATGTTAGCAGAATACCAACATGACTGCTACGAGAATTGGAGCAAAGCGATGTGGACATACGAACTAGACCTCGAAATGTTCAACATGCGCAAACACGCAATGGTCTCGATTACCTCGAGAGTTCATGTGGTACTTAACATCATGTACCAAGTGAATACTGGAATGAGTTCCGGTGTTAAGACAACATCGACCGGAAACTCTGACGTGCATGATCACACATCCAACATGATCTACACGGAAATAATGGAGGTAGCGGACCCAGAGATCGCCTCTCTGGAACAAAAGAGCACACACGCCCGAGAATCAAAATTGGGCGATGACAACATCGGGGCTGCCAGCGGCCGTGCTGCGAAAAATTACAATGCGCTTACAATCTGCGCAAATTTTGCTAAGTACGGCGTGACTGCGGTGCCACCGACCAAAGATGGGAAAATTCCTATTCCGTACAAATCAGTTAAGGATGTCGAGTTTCTTAAATGCAAGTTTAGAAAACAAGGACTCCGCTGGTTCGCTATGATGCGGGAAGATACGATGTTTCGTTTGACGAACTGGATTCGAAAATCAGACAACGATCTTTTACAGCTCACGGGAAACATGGAAGACGCCCAGAGGTTTGCTTTCGGCTGGGGTAAACCATATTTTGATGGACTAACACTCCGGATGAATACTTGGAGAACAGCACATGGTATGGAGCCATTGGAGCTTACATTTGAAGAACTTGACGAAGCTCACGAGAACCAATGTTTATCATAACCATGTAAATGACGGAACGTTAACGGACGCGGAAACAATTACGGAATGGAAACAACATTTAATTAAGTTCATTACTATTGGATATTACGATTAGAGAGTAACATAGTAACCTATCACAGCGGACCGACAGGACAGGACCCGTTGAATAACCCACAACAGCAACCTTCAGAGGAATAACCCGGGGGGACATAGAGCTGCTAGATCGAGTTACCGTTGGGAAGCGGACAATTCAGTGAGATGATGATCTGACGAGCACATTCGAAATGTGTCAAGGTGAATCTGAGCTGATCCCCGTGGACCTGAGGGCTTCTTTTAGTTAGTGCACAAACCTGGAAGATTCTGGAGGCTGAATGTGGAAGATTCGGGCGATGACAGTCGTAAGCGAGAGGGTAGGG